TTCTACCGTCTTCGTACTTGATCTTAACGTTGCCCAACATTGGACGATTGATGTGTTGAGATTCTAACAGATACATCTCCATAATCTCTACCTTGTAGGATCTACCTACCAAGCCATTTTCTCCGGGTGTGTACTTGACTTTCATAACTTTGATTTTTTATTCAGTTATTTCTATCTCTGCAAATCGGGCAATATCAACTATTTCCCATCCGACAGCGGTCCAGTCTTTAAATTTGCCATTTGCGAAGAACTCGCTTTCTTCTAAAACATCGCCAAGCAATGGAGTAGCCTCAGCTATTTCTTTACAGTGTTGTAGCGCTTTTTCTCTATCAAGATATGTAGCAACTAAATCGTATGTCTGACGACCGTGTTTGTCTGTGTCTCCTTGAAAAACTTGATATGCTTTCATAACTTTTATTTTAGAGTGTACTAAGATCTATTGGCTCGAGCTTGTAAACATAGAGCGTAATGTTCTCTGAATAAAGTAAAATTTCGCCTTTCTTCCACTGCTCGATCTGTGATTCGCTCGGCTTTGTATTGTCTTTGTCCACAGTTCTGGAGTCAAACAGCCTATTTTCATCAGTCTCTGTGTTCTCAGGAAGGTAGTTCATGTAAAGTTCCTCTTTGTAGAACTGCTTGATGGCGTCTAGTACATTTTCCGCGGAAATTGTCAGATTTTGATACCACTCATTTACAAACTTGCCTTCGCCTTCTGTGTAAGAGTCTTCATTAACTGTGTGTACACTTTCGATTCTGTATCTGTTCATATTGTTTGATTTGGTAACAGGGTAAAAGTACCCCTTTCTGGCGATATTATAAAGCTTTTTTCAAGTATTTTTAGAAGTTTTTAGTTCATCTAATACCAGAGCCCAGGAATAGAAAATGTCTAACCTGGAACTCCAAAATTAGACATTTTTCAGTATTATAACGTATTGGTTTCCAATGGGGAGACCTTGGGCGCGGGTTTATTGCTTTGGGCTTCTATTTACGACTGATGCCAAAATAGCTATCATCGTCTGCTTGTCTCCTCTTACCGTAATCTGTAACTGGACCGTAGTCGTCTTCATCGTCATCTTCGTCTTTTACCTTTTCAACATCAGACATGTGCATGCTGTGTGACCCTTCAGCGCCATCTATTTTTACTACAACAAATCCGCTTCTAATGTCGCTTACTGTTCCTTCTTGACCGTAAAACTCGCTTCCGTATGTTACGACAATACGATCTCCTATTTCTAAGGGTTCGTTTTGAGACTCTGTTAAAAGTCCTGCTATCTTCTGTAGCCTTGATATCTCTTTACTCATTACTTATACTTTTTTAGGATTGAATTGTTAACATCTATTCTCTTGTTGTTTTTAATTCCCGACCTTTTTGACTTCATCGGTCTTGGTTTTGGAGAAGCCTTTGCCATTTCTTTTATCCATAAATATTCAAGAACTTTGGTTAGAATTGACTATTTTCTTTTCTTTGATCAACTGCTTACACGTATTTCTTACGTCGTTCCAGTACTTGATCACGTCGGAATCCTCGATGTCCGATATTACTCCTTGTACAACTTCAATGGATTTCTCTCCGTACTTCTCAACCAAAAAATTAGCTCTTTCTTTTGTATTCATATAGTATATTAGTTATGCTTCTATCGTTTCGTAAGACTCTACCGTTCTGAGTCCTGAATAGTGACACATATTGATCTGCTCCCTGATTCTTAGCAGCGCTGCTTCTTTCATTTTCGTTTCCAGCATGATGTCCACATCGATACCGTAAAGGTTTGGCAGAGCGTTAACGTAATCTGAGTGTGCTTGAGGCTTGATCTTGCTATCGCTCTCGTGCAGTGCTTTAGACTCTGAATAATGTACCACTGGTTTAATACCTTGTGGCCACGTAGATGCGGCAAGCTTAAGTGCATCCTCTTCTGACATAGCATCCTTCTGACATCTGTGATGGTGATAGTCAAACACAATAGGAATCCTAGCTTTTTCGTACAGATACATCAGATCTTTTACAGTATATAATGACTCTTTGTCATCGTTTTCTATGGTAAGCCTAGACTTTACAGCGTCGCTTAGCGATTGAAAGTTATCTGCGAACCTTTGCAAGCATGCCATTTTGTCACCGTGAGTGCCACCCATGTGTATGTTGATCTTGTTGTACGGAGTCCTTGACAATCTCATAAGATCCATGATTTTACCATGAAGCTCGAGATCCTTGATACCGTTTTCTACTACGTTTCTACTTGGACTGCTGAGAGTGGTGAATGGACCAGGATGCATAGTCAGTCGCATGTTATGGAACTTGGCAAAGTCACCAGCTTTCTTTAAAGCTTCTGCAATCTTCTTGTAGTCAGGTAGATCTGTAAGCTCTATAGTATTGCCCCAAGGAATCATATCGCTGCTCATTCTAAAAAAGAATATACCATTCCACCTGTTCCACTCTAATATGTGGATGAGATCTGATGCGTTTGCAAGAGAAAGCTTGGACTGATATGCTATACCTTTTTTGTCTAACGTACTCTTACGCATGGTCCTATTCGTGGTCCTAAATGGCATAGACGTATTGATACAAGCATAACCTAAATTCATAACTTATTTGTTTTAGTAAATGTAATCTATTCTATTCTAATAGTAAATTATAAATAATTGGAGCAATTTTTTATTTATTTACCATCTTATCACGCTAAGAACTAATCTTCTTTTTTCTCTCTCTTACTCTTATTTTCTTTTCTTGTTGTATAAGTTCTGAATAATAGTATATAGTGATAGGAATAATTGGACTTATTATATTCATGGCTACGAATTTTTGAGTGAATCCAATTTCGAACCAATAATAAAGTACGTTAATGGCCCAAGAAATTATACCAAAAAATATAGCTGTGTTTCTTTTACCGTACATAGTAAAAAGGTATATGCTAGACTCTAAACTAACTGCGAATATCCAACTCATAACGGTAGCGAAAACACTACTTTCTTCACCAATAAGAAAAAATAAACTTGCTGCGTGGGATATTTGAGTTAATAGCGCGCAAATAATGGTAACTCTTATAATTGTTTTTTTATCTATTTTTATCATACAAACACTTTTGTTAATTTATAAGAACTCCTCGTGTTGGAAACTTTTGATCTTTAGCAAACTCTTGTAATACTGTTTGGTGAAGACTCTTAACTTTCTCGTGAGCTCCATAGTACCACTGAGTATTAACATCTCTTATGACTTCTATTTCTACCAGCTCTTTTAAATCGTTACATCCTCCCTCGTAACCGTCTACAAGAACTGGAAGGTTCGGATCCAGCTCTTGTAGTTTTTCTATCAGTTCTTTTACGATCATACGATTTTATTTTGCGTCGTTGTAAGGTCGCTTGTACTGTCGAGTTCTGTTGCTGTCATAGACCTCGTCAACTTCTTTCTCTTTTCCGCTATTGATCTTGTTAACCACTACTTTAGCGTATGCTTCTGTGCTGAACACACCGTACACATACTCTGTCTTTTTAGCGTGATTCACTGTGTAGACCCTAAACGGAAACTCGTCAGGATTCACATAGGTTTGAGATAGAGCGTGAGTTCTTGATGGTGATTTTACCAACACTTTCTTGTAACTTGGATACATCGATTCTTGCAATTCTTTTGCCATGTTTTTTTAGTTTTAATTATATAGATTGATTGATTCTTTTGTGTTCGTATCATAGCACTCCCAATATTGTCCATCGAAAATGTATACATAGTCTATGGCAGTATTACTCAACAGATTTTCTAGTGTGCTGATACTTGAGCTAACTCCAGTTTCTCCTCTATCCCTACCGTACGCCAAACAATAATCTCTAACTCGATTATCGAAGTCTTGTTTCTCGCCTATGAATTTACCTAGCACGCTCAAATCACCCAGCTTGAGTAGCTCGTTTACTCGATTGATGTTGGTGTAATTCTCGGTAAGGATTTTTCCATTATGCTCTGGATAACCGTCAAAGTGACAGTAAATGTACTTTATGGTTCCGTCTGCATTTCTAATTCCTATGTTTGATCTTGTTGACATAACTTTTATTTTTTAGAATGAGTGATTTGATTGTTCTTACTTGCCGAGTATTAACACTTCTATTGTGTAGTCTCCATTGTACGCTCTATTTTCAGGGTGAGTGAGCCACACTCTAAAGTCATCTTCCTTGATCTTGAGTTTATCTCCATCCCATGCTTGTTCTATTGTCTCTAAGCTTTCTAATTCTCTTTTTGTGTATTGCATAACTTTTATTTTTCGTAACCAAATCTTTTAGCGTCGCTGTGTCCCATTTGCACATAGTCTACCTTAACTGTTTTCTGCAAAGACACATCTTTTATGACGCCTGTGAGTCTGTCTTCCAATAGAATTTGTGCTGTGCCATCGTAGATATCAAGCTCTATGCTACTGAAGTACTTGTCGGCATCTTCGTAGGTATCGAAGACTTCGGTAACTGTATCGTCTTCATTGTATCCATCGAGAAGCTCGAACTCTTGGTCTCCGTACTCGTCGACTATGGTTACCCACGGTCCAGTGGTTACGAAGAACTTGTTTGGCAACTGTCCGTCTCCTATGATCTCTGAAGCTAGCTGTTTCTTTTCTAAATTTGTCATAACTTTGATTTTAGTTTTTTGATAATGATTATTATTTAAGTTTGCATGTTCTTACATGACGATCATAATTATTTCCATTTATAGCGATTAGTTTTTTGCAATATTCGCATTCTACTTTTTTATAAGCTAATCCTTTTTTTCCTGAACTTATCCTATCTCTAATTTCTTGAGATCTTTCTCCCATTTGTTTTCCTTTCCTGGACTTAGAGATATTATCCTTATGCTCTTGAGTTCTAGTACATTTTTTCTTTCCTTTATTGGAGTTAGATATTTTATTTTTAGTCTCTTCTGAAAGAGATCTTTTTTCTCTATTAAGTGCTGCAAATTTCATTTTTTCAATGGCTTCTACTGTATGCTTATAACCTCGATGCTTAATTTTCTCTTCCTCCGATCTATTTCCCAGTCTTCCCTCTCCTCCGTCTGTTTCATTTACTAATGGACCTTTTTTCTTATCTTTTCTACCAATATCAGATATCATTCCAATCTCAATTTTAATAGCTTCTTCCCAAGATATTCCGTCCAATAAAATATCTGCTTCGAAGCCTAAAGCTTTCTTCACAACACTATGCCAATGTTTATTTCTACGTTGAATAGAGAATGCTCGCTTTTTTTCTTTTCCTATTCCTATATAAAATATTTCTCCAGTATCTAATCTTCTATGTTGATAGACTATAGCCATAGTTTTTATATAAATATGTCTGACTTGATTAAGATTCAACTATTGATCTACGCCTTCTAATTCGAAACTAATCGTTGCGGATTCTACTTCATCTTCCACAACTGTACCATAGTCAATGCGATCGTTACTTAATTGATATCCGAATTTCATACCAGATTGTCCATTTCTATTTTTTGTGAACTCTATATAAGTCCCTCCTCCATCTCTATCAGATTCTCTTCTTAATTCCATGTGAGAATCGACTAGATGTTTAATTTTATTCGATCCAACAAAAACTCCTGATTTGGTAACTTGTTGAATAAGTAAAAACGTAGAGAAACAGTTTCTGTCATTCGATCCTTCGTTATTTTTCGAGCAAAGATCGATAAGCCATTTTTCTGCTTGAGATTGAGAAATTTTATTATCGTCTTTCACTTGATCAAATACTTCTACTATGCTGTCAACTACGATATAATCGTATCCTCTAGAAAGAACTTTCTCTACGACGTTTTTAAAATTGTTGTTCAAAAAATCAGCCATAAACAAAGTCTCTAATTCTCCAAAAATAGGAAACCTCTTCATGTACTTATACATCTGTATTTTTCCCATTTCACCACTGATGAAGAGACACTTAAGCTTACGATTATTGACTTGAAGATTGGCAAGCGTGTGAAGCAATACCGTAGTCTTACCTACGCCTGGATCGCCTGTACACATGATGTTGGTGCCAACGGGTACTCCACCTTCGTAAGAAAAGAGCTGATCGATCGGCTGGCCAGTTGTATTACGCTGAAGCATACCCTCAGTGATGTCGAGGTTCCTAAGCTTACCGACTTTTGAAAGGTCGATGTGTTCGGGCTTAGAGATCGTAGCTTCGTTGGCTTCGATACTGGATCCACGCTTTGCGCCTTTGGATGCGAGATACTGATCGACTGTGATGCCGAATTCTTTTGCTTTTAACTTTGCGTAGTACAACTGGCCGTAACTAAGATTCTTTTGATTCATGCTCTTTTGATTTGGTAACAGGGTAAAATTACCCCTTTCTGGCGACATTGTAAAGCTTTTTTGAACTATTTTTAGAAGTTTTTAGTTTATCTAATCCTGGTTCCCCGGGCTGAAGATTTTTCAGTCCAGGGGATCCCCAAGTAGTTGATTTTCAGCCTATTTCTAACTGGTTGGTTACCAATGAATTGCCCGAGCTCTCTGGGAGCTCACTGGCCACTCGATTAAACTAACTTAAGTATTGCTTTGGTTATCTTATCTTGAGCGTCCCGTTTACTCGAATCTACTATAGATCTGTATTGATTGAAGTAGTAATTGAACATCTCACTCCTATATTGGCCGATTGGTAGGTCTGAAATTTTGTTCATATTATTGTCGTACATGGATCTTTCTTTTGATACTATGGCAGATAGCGTATTAATTTGACGCTCTAGAATGTAATTAATTTTGTCCTGTTTAGTGTAGTATTTAGCGCTCCATCTCCCGTGTTCGTTCTTATATAATCCGCAATCTCCACCACCGTTTACTAAATATCCACTACGATAACCTTTGGATAAATTAGTCGCATAAAACCCTCGATCGTATTCACGTTTATAGACATAATTCTTTCCTTTACAAATTCTGAGCAATGCTTTGATCATATCAGTGTACCTAAAGTCATTACCATTTGCAATCATGAAGTCTACGATCTGTTTTTTTACTGTTACTTTTTTCATTTCTATTAGTTGTTATTATGAGTTATTAAAGGTTATTAAGGCTTATTAGTCTACGATTATGATCATCTCTGGATCTTCTTGCTCTTCCTCTTCTTCTACGAATTCTTTAGCAAGTTCTTTCTCGATAGCTTTGAGCTTTGCTTTGCTTACCTTGCCATACCACTTAGTAGTGAAACGATTGATGCTCATGTCGCCTTCGTCAACTAGAAGCTGATCGAGCATGATGTTGTAAGGTAATTCCATGGCTTCTTTTGGTCCGTCTTCATCTGCCCACTCTACCAATACAGAACAGTTTGGATTGTTCTTTGAATGGATCTGTGCGGCGACATAAGGATCTTTTGGCATGATAGCTTTAACCGTTTCTTTCTTAGTGAACCAATCTGTGAGGGTGAGTTTGCACTTTATCATATAACTTTTATTTTAGTTTAGGTGAATTGTTTGAAGTTCTTTTGGAAAGTGAGGATATATAATAACTGGACATTCTATAGCTTTCATAGCTTTTATTTTATTTTCCACGCGTGTTTTACGATGCGTTTTGGTTTTAGAAGAAGACTCGCGTGATCTAAGATCTTACCGTCATTGATAGCTAAGGCGTGTCCTGATACTAGCACAAAATAATTTCCTATTGGATATTCTTTGGCAAATGTGCCTACAGTCATTTTACAAACAACTTCTTTGTTACTGTGTTTGATATGATACACTTTTTTTGTGCCTATTTTTGGTACTCCAAGAGTTTTAGTAAAGTAAGCATCTAAAGTGTTTGTGCGTACGCCTTTTTTCTTTTTTCTTAACCACATGTTCTCAGCAACATTATATGCTTGGTCATAAGATGAACCTGTTGTAGCTGCTAAAGCTAATACGGTACAATTATTAGAATCATTATTCAACTGCATTGATACTCCTTGCTTAATGACTTGATTTGTGATTGTCTCTTGCATAACTTTTATTTTGATGAGTGAACCGGAACGTAATTTATAGCCTGCTTTCCTGACACAGTGTTGATATTGTGAGAAGACGTGTACCTTTCGTTAAGCATATCTAAGCTACGTCTGCGTCTTAGGTGCTTTCTGAAGTTGGGACTTGGCATCTTGCCTTTGTCTCCACCGAATCTGTTAATGGTCTGCATAACTTTTATTTTTGGATTTGATTAGAAACAAACAGAGTCACGTGATGCCCAATCTTCGGCGTCGTAGCGCTCAAGGGTGGCGATATCCTGGTCGATAGACGTGTCTCGCAATTCTCTAATATCGTCATCGCTTTCTTTTGCACCAGTGTACCACTTATCCATGTACTCTTCCCAACTCATACGACCTTCGTTGTAAGCTTGCTCGTCTTTCTCTTGATTCAGCGGAGGACTCATCATAAAATTGTCAGAATCAATGACGAAGTTAACTTGACAGTTAGGAAGCATTTCTCTAAAAGCCTTGTAGTTAGCCTCTGCGATTCCCATATCGCCGTTAACTTCAACTGTGCTGTCAATGATTGTCTCGTGGGTCAGGTAGTCGAAAGCGAAGATCTTAATAGTCATACTGTTTGATTTGGTAACAGGGTAAAATTAAGACAAAAGGGCTATACGAAAAAATCCTGGCAAAGAATTTTTGAAAGTTTTCAAATTATTCAGTCCAGGATCAAAAGGCTATATATTATCTAATGGGGAGCCAAAAAGCTGCGAAAATGTAACCCTCTGGAAACCAACCAGTTATGATTAACTGATTGGAAACCAATAGGTTATCTATAGATCTGCTTGCATGGGTTCGTTGCTAGGCGAATATTCTTCGGTACATATAGAAGCATTTACGAACGTAGTACCACGATCGTTAGTGTACTTTCCATGAGGTGCATGTATGTGTCCAAACACGTGAAGTTTTAAGTTCTCTAATTCGTAGTTGACCGTGTACTCTAACTCTTCGCATCCTACATTGTCTACTCCGTTTTCTAACAGATCTAATATTCCTTTGGCTGGTCCGTGAGTGATAAGAACATCCACGTTTTTTGGTATCACGCTCCAGTAATTTCTAATCTCGTGTCCTCTTGCAGCGTTAAATGCCCAGTATTCTTTAAAGAAATCGGGAGTCATAGGAGATCCGTGAAACAGTTTTCCTTGGATTATCTCCGAATTGTTTTCTAGGTAGTGGATTCTTTTGTCCATTGAACCAAGAAGATCTATCAACCACTCAGGTTTTTTTAGCTCGTAAGTCTCTACGTCTCTGTTGTTTTCGTAGTATCTTACGAACCTACCTTTATTAGTTTCTCCAAAAAGTGGATCAAAGGATAGATCATGGTTACCCGCAACAAATACGATATCATCAAAGTTATCCAACTGTCTGTGAAAGAATGCTATGATCGATTGTACGTCTGCTCTTTTACCTATATTGGTTAAATCTCCAGCGTGCACAAGAATATTACCTGTTCCAACTGAATGCTTCATTTGATTGTGTAAACCATGCGTATCGCTGATACAAGTAATTTTCATTTCTATTACGCTTTTTTGTTTTTGATATTTAAGATCTTAATCCACACTAACATAAAGAAAAACATAGGCCAAAATATAACCCACAATGGAGCCAAGAACCATCCGTCTCCAGATTCGTTCTGTAAGTGGAGCTTTCTAACGAATATATTAATTGCCCAATAAGATAGACCGATAAAATAATAGATAATGTAGTAAATGTGTTGATCGTGCATAACTTTTGTTTAGGTAAATGTAATGAATTTATTCGAATCAGTTACACTCATATTCTTGGTGTCTTCCAAAGTATTTGAATCGCTATGATAACAAAACACAAAGCTAAACACACCGCAGTTTTAGAACTTATCTTTTCATCGAACATTAGCCAACCCATAATGGAGAACACCGCTATTCCAACTGAGAATCCCATAATCCTACCTGGCCACATTTGATCGTCGAAAGCTTTAGCAAAATAGTGTACGCTCTTAATAACAAAGAAAGATATCGGTGCTCCCATCAATACCATCAACCATAGATTGTTTTTAAGTAGGGGGATTTTATACGATCCTTGAGCGCAAATAAAACTTAATACTTGTGATATTAATCCGTAAATGATAGCGTAAAATAAATTCATAACTTTGTTTAATATATCGAGACAGAGTGTTTCTTCATCATTAAGTCCACTCTTTCTTTCTCTATATTGGTAAGTTTTGTAGGTCTGTGTTGAATAGACTTTATAAAGTTGGTATCTCTTTCTATATCTGAAAGTCTTGCTTTCGATCCGTCTGTAGATTTGGACGCCCAAAACTTATAGTTCTCTAACAGTCTTTCTTTTAGGGCGGTAATTTTTTCGCCGTAACTAGCTCGTCTCTCGGAGAAACTCTTGGCTACTTCCATTATTTTGTCTGTTTTATCAGCGATCTTTGAAAGTAGCCAAGATTTTCTGTCCATTTTATGTGATGTTTAGTATTTTTCCTGTTGATTGATTTCCTCCTGTCTCGTCAACCTTTTTAGATCCCTTGCTCAGCATCTTCTTAATCTCTTTCTTGATCTCTTTTAAACTATCTACGTATTCTTTGAGCTTCTCTTTTTCTTCTATAGTCAAGTGCTCTAGATTAACTCTTCCCATTACATGTTTTATTTTTTATAAATATCTTTAAAATATCTTATTCTCTTGATCTAGTTTCATTTCTTCTTCTAGCAGTTTATATTGAGAACTCATGAAGTTATCGAAGTCTTGCCAAACTATTCTATCTTCTTCATCATCTTGAAACGCCACCAATATCTGTTCGTTTCTATCTTTAGCAATTGCTACAAATCCAAAACCCTCGCAAATTATGGGATAGTAATTACCTTTAACTAAATTTTTTGCTACCTCATAAACATCAAAGTCATGAGGAAATCCGCGGTCCCATACATCGCAATACTGTTTAGAAAACTCTGCCATTTTATTTTATGTTTGAAGTGAATAATGATCTTACTGCTCGACCTAATTCTGGGTCATTAGGCAACTCGTATAATAAATACTTAAAGGTTGTATATAACCGATCTTGATCTTTTATTAAAGATAGTTGATACTCTACTTTGTCTAAGAGCTCTTTCTTTTCTTTATCTGTCATATATTAGATTTTTGCTTTTCTGATTGTTGGTTTAGTACTATTAATGTCTAGTAAAGGAGATGGTGATGATCCAATCCCTAAACTTCCACTATATGGAGCATACAATATTTTATCCTTATCTGTTTTCTCTACCACTAGTGGGTGATAATCTTTACCGTCATGATGGATTGTAAAATTACTAGGTACTAACACCTCTTCTTTTGGCTCTTCTTTCTTTGGAATATAAGTTGCAGCTTTAGCCGCTACTACTCCGCTTGCGAATGTTGCAAGCCCTTTAAAAAATGATCTACGGTTATTTTCCATTTTTATCTATTTTGTCACTATATTTTATTGCGAGCCACAACATGCCTAATGGTATGATTGCTGCAGTTGCCACTCCTAATATAAGATTGATTATTTGTTGTATCAATGTATTAGGATTTTAATTTAGAATGTAAACTTACAAATATTTGTAATCATTAAACTTTTTATTTTTAGAGTTGATTCTCCATAAAATTGTAGGTGAAGGAATTCCAGTTTGTCTAGTTGCTTCTGCCAAACTTTCGTATATATTATTATCAATCATTACTTGTTTCATGTTTGGTGGTTTTCTGCCTTTATTCTTTTCTGATATCGACTTCTTTACCTTATCGCTGTGGGTTTTGTTATAGAATGCATTTTTTTCTTTAGCTCTATCATATACAATATGATATTTGCAGTATTCTGCATTTTGAGATACTTTAATTCCACAGGTTTTGCAATAACACATAGATATTCCGCCTTTCCAGTTAGGATTTTTTTCCATAGGTTTAGATAACTTTTGTTTTCTTTCTTCTATTGACAAACCATCTCTCCATTTTTGACTTCCAATTTTTATATTTTCTATTATTACATGTCTATTTGGATTTTTTGTTAGGTTATCTCCACCGTTAGCGTGAATTCCTATGTTATATGCAGGATTTTTATTTAAGTATAGTTGTTCAAGATCGAACAGTTCTTCTTCTTCACATATTTCTACTATTTCAAATGCAAAATTATATGATCTGTATTTATTCCACGCTCTTTGCAAAATAACATTAATATGTTTATCATTTATTAAATCGTTCTTATGTCGTTTCCAACGTTTTTCTATTTCTTTAGAAGATCCATAATAACATTTATCGTTCACTAAATTCATTATTCTATATATTCCAATCATAGGACTGCCTTTTAATATAAATATGATTAAATATAAAAAATTAAAAGGTAGTCCTAAAAACTAATTTGATAGTGGCATTTTTATAGACGGGTGATATTGATAATCTTCTAAAGTAATATCTTCCAATGTGTACTCTGCTATATCATTAACTGTTCTATCAGATATCTTAACAGTTGGTAGTTTATATGGTGTTCTGGTCAACTGTTCTTTGATAGGTTCAATATGATTAAGATATAAATGACAATCTCCTAAGCTACCTATCAAGTCTTCAGGAAGCATATTAACTTGTTTAGCTATCATCATCAACAACAATCCGTAACTTGCTATATTAAAGCTCAAGCCCAATCCCGTATCGATGCTACGTTGATTCCACATTAGAGAGATTGCTCGTTTTGGTGTTCTATCGCTAAATGCTTCTTCTGTAATAATAAGATTATCCAATTCAATATCTCTATTTTTCATCACCCATTGTATCTTCTCTTCTAAACTCAACTCTCTAGTATACATTTGAAATCCATAATGACAAGGAGGAAGAATCATTTGATCTAACTCACCTACATTCCAAGCACTAACCATCAATCTTCTACTATCGGGATTTGTTTTTAGTTCGTTGATTAGGTTTGCGATTTGGTCTATGCCTTCAATATTCCATTTCAACATTGGTCTATCTGGGTGTGAGGGATCTGTTTTATTTGTTGCTTCCCATTTAAGAGTATTCCAACTTCTCCATTGTGACCCATAGATTTTTCCCAATTCACCCCACTGCTTTGCAAACTTATCATCAGTTTTGATTTTGTTGATAAATTGTTCTTTATTAGTAATGGCATAACCTGCAATTGTGGTATCATCCATAAACTTTTCCAATGTCTTTCTTTTATAATTTTCCCAAGCATCACCATCCCAAATATGACAATCATTATCAACTAAGAATTTAATATTAGTATCACCTCTTAAAAACCATAACAACTCCGTTACCATCACTTTCCATGCCATTTTCTTTGTAGTTAGCAGAGGAAAGCCATCACTCATGTTGTGTCTGATCTGCCTACCGAATACTGACCTTGTCCCGGTCCCGGTCCTATCTTTTTTTTCTACACCATTATCAAGTATATCTTGTAGTAGTGCTGTGTATTGCGGGTCTAAATTATTCATTAGTCTTATTTATGCTCTTCATTACTTTTTCAAGCTTCTCTAGTTGGTCATTATTTTGTTTTATCAAATAATTGTTTTCGTACAGTCTTTGAGAAACATCTGCTTGCGTGTTTTCTATTTGATTAATTCCATTACTTATTGAATCTTGTTTTATTAAGACTGTATCTACTTTATCTTTTGTAATAGCTACGTTTGACTCAATAGATTTTATGTCTTTAGGAGTTCCTATTATCTTGGTAAAAACTGAGTAGACGATAAAAGATGACAGTATTACTGCGCTTAAAACTTCCATTAATTCTGTGAAAAACTTTTTCATGTTTGTTGTTAATTATTGATGTATGTAATTGGTGGCTCTATATTTTTTAGTGAGATCATATTCAGTTTAAGTTGATGCAAAACAAATATAACTGAAAGTGCTATTAAAGTTGATATCAAAGTAAATAGCAATACTTTTTTAAGGCTAAATTTTTTAATCTTTACTTTGGCTTCATCTTTGATCTCTATGTCTTTAATCTCTTGCGTTATTGGAATACTTCTTAAAGATTGCAATAAGATATCGCTATTCTTTTTAGTTATGTATTGACCTTGATTTTTACAAGTTACGATCGCATTATAGATCTCTTCGTGTTCATCGTTTTTGGTTAGATATCCATCTGCGCCTAGTTTCAACATCTCTAACACCATTTGTTTACTATCATTCATAGTAAGCATCACAACTTTAATATGAGGATATAGCTTCTTTATTTCTGCTAAAGCTGCTGATCCGTCCATAACAGGCATGTTTATATCTAATAGTATGACATCAGGTTGTACATGCTTGAGTTGCTTTATTAGTTTTAATCCGTCTTCAGATTCCCCTATGATGTCTATATCTTCTTTAGTTTCTAACCAAGACTTAACGCCTTGTCTATAGAAGAAATGATCATCGCATATAATAACCTTTATCGTATCAGTCATTATTCGAATGTTTTAATTTTAGCGGTAACTTCTTTTAGTTCTGACCACGTACCATTATAAGTAACAGCTCTAACTTTACGATTATCGATCCACATATACTCTTGACCATCTTTGATTCTTGGTTTATCCATAATTAGTCCGTGATATTTGAACCCGTGTTCTCTTAACCAAGCTTCCGTTGCCTCTCTGTCCTTGCTTTGTCTTGCAGTAAAGAAGTGAATAGTGTCTCCTTCGTCGTACCACTTGTTTAGAGTATCTTTGGCTCCAGAATATTCCTTAGCTGTTGGATATAGGTGACTGTCCTCGTTTTTTATATCATCGCAAATCGTACCATCGATATCAACTAAGAGTATTTTATTCATGCTATTTGTTTTAATCTTCTACTTTATCCCAATAAGTTTCTGTTATAACTCTTTCTTTCTTTTCTACTCTATTGAGTTCTTTTATTTCATTTAAATCTACATCTTGTTCTGAATAGACGTAAGTGTTAGTTTCCCAATATCCGTCTAGCGATCTATCAATTTCTGGAAACCATGATTCTCTAATTACTATAATTGATCGTATATAAAAGCTAGATCCACGTCTATGTTCTTGAAAGCTTGTGTCATCAAAGTCAGATATTAATTCATTAAAGTCTACGCCTAGTTCTTTGGCATTTTTTCTTGTAATTTTATTTATCATATTATTTATTTAATATTCTGATTTGATAAGATTAATAAACTCTGTAAATTCTTCATTTGTAATTTCATCTGTGTCTATTTGATGGTACAAAAAGGAATATTTGCCATTAGTTATGCATCCTTTTTTTTGTACAAATCCATATGACTCTAGTAGTTCTAGTCTTTCTGAGTAATTATATATTGCGGTCATAATTAATCTTCCTGATTCCATTTAATACCCTCGCCTTCTACAAGTATATCGTCTGCTATTTTAGATAATAAGTCAGGCGCATAAATAATAGCGTCATCGCCTTGCATTATACATTCTCCAACTCCGTATTTTTCAAAATACTGTGTAAGCATTTCGATAGCCTTTTCTTTTTTTTCTTCTGTCCAATTAATTGTGTACATAGTTATTTGCTTTCGTAGATGTATAATTTGTAATGACTGTTCTTCGTTGTAAATATAATCAATTCTTCTGAAACAGATTTAATTTCTTTTACGGTTGTGGTCATCCAAGTGTACGTATATCCTGCGAAGTCTAAGACCAAACTTCTGCCTATTCCTGGTTCTGAGTGCTTTTCTTTGAACGTGCCATTTTCTTTCCACTCTATCCAAATTATATCGTTTCCTTTTTTTACCAATCCATCAGATCTCTCTAACTTGTACTTATGCGTAGGTTTAAATTCACTATCGCAGTCTTCGCAGTACAAATGATCTATCATGCCTTCGCTAATAATCTTGTTACACTTGTTGCAAAGCGTTGCGCCTCGACCCCCGTTAAATTTATGTATTGGCTTTTTCATTAGTGAGAATCTCCTATATTATTTTTTTCTGAGTAGATAAGATAGTCTGGGTTAATTACTTTTGCGATCTTCCTTCTATCTCCGGATACGTCTTTTATTACTACTCCTTCATGAGGTACTTTAGTGCCTTCGATAAAGTTATTGAATACCAACGAGTCCTGTATTTCCTTAGACCACATTCCAGTCCATAAAATAGGCACATAGGGTACTCTGAAATGCGATATGATCATGTATGCCGCGCTACTTGTATCTACGTACTCACCATTTATGCTTACATCAAATCCCATCAATTTAATCTCGTCTAGTCCATAGTCATATCCTTTTTGTATGCCGACGCCGTAGATCTCTCCATATAGAGTAATTCCGGTACCAATATCTTTTGCTCCTCTAAACTTGGCAATGTTCCACATCTTTTCTTTAAGATTGTACTTATCTGCAATCTCGTACCACACATTAGTATCGTAGAATCCTTGAGAGTCTGATCCTTTCTCTACGTTGTGAGATCCTACTACGAACTCGTACTCTACCCATTCGTTACCAAAGAACTTTTTTATTTTGTCTAAGAAAGACATTTTATTCTTTTTTACTATTCCATATCTTGCATTAGTTCCATGGATCTTCCTAGTGATCTCGACTAAGTCCTTCTCTGTGAACATGTCTGGAACGTTCTTAGCATTCGGGAACTTGTAGTACACTGTAAAGTTAGGATTGTCTTGGTACCTTACCTTTCTACCTGATGACAGCTGAACCATTTTTATAGGAGGTTCGTACTTAAAGATCTCCATCAATTCCATGCAATCCACTCCTTCCTTTCTGTATTTTTCTGGAATGAAATTAATGGGAAGAATCAAACACTCGCTATACACTCCACGAAGTTTAACGGTTCTGACCCTTTGACCATTTCTCAAATAACTAGTTACTCCCATGGCCACAGATAACTCTAAAGGAATTACTGCGTCTGTAGTGGCTACTACTACCAGATCTCCTACTTTGTATGCATCCTTTTGAATCACACAGTTCCATCCGCCTATGGTAGCCAAGACTATTTTGTCGGCTCCTTCTATTGGCTTGATTTCATTTATTTTGGATATGTAACAGACCGAGTTTAAATTTTCCATGTTTTATTATTTTTTATCGTTAAGTTCTGGTAAAATTTTTATTGAGCTTGGTTTAACGTGACGAATAGGCATCCTGTCTAAAGTCACTTGAAAACCGAAAGAAGGAAAGTTCTTGTTGTATCCTATAAATTGACAGGTTCCTACCCACCTCTCATTGCTTTCAGTCAACACAGAGATTCTTTTTCCCAAGAACTCTTGTTGTATGTGATCTATTACGTGTTGTGGCATCTCTTTAATAGTTAAAAATCCCTGACGATCTCCTCTTTTAATTTTACTAATTTTATTTTTATAATCGGTTTCGTTGTGGGCTAATACAATCCACCAATCTTCGTAAATTCTTACTATCATTTGTTACCTCCTTGTATTTTATCTATTATCAAATTCGCACAATCCATAAAACCCTTTTCATAAGCAGTGTATGCGTATTCTATAGTAGGGTAAGGATTCATTACTTGTTTTTGATAAAATAACTCTTTTTCTATCTCTTCATAGGTTGGGAGTTCAATGGGTCTTAACATAGCAAGAATTAAATACGCTTGTTTAGGATTTGCTTTAGCGGCATTAATCGCAATAGATACTTGTTCTTCTGTGTATAGTTTCATAACCTTTTTGTTTTTAGTTTTGTAGATTTGGTTGGTTATCCAATACCGCCACGTGGAGGCATCTACTTGGTATCAAGGGCTTCGTTGCTACTTCGCTGTTATCGGCCGATTCAGTGTTTTCGCCATTCATGTTTTATTAAAGTGTATATCCCCTACTTCACCCAATTGGATACCAACACTTTTACTACTTTGATCGGGACGCAGGACAAAGTAGAGAAAAAACCTCCCGTGTAGTCAGGACAGGACTTGAACCTGTAAGTGATGTGTGGATTTTACTTGCCCACTCATTGCGCATACCAATTCCGCCACCTGACTATGTTTTAATTACCAACCTGATGGTTCATTTGCGTCTTGCACGCCTCTGTCATATCCTGCATCCCACCCTCGGTCGAAAACTTTTTTACTTTCTTCATCAAATAGCAGCTGTAATAGCTCAGCTTTTTCCTCTTTACTATAGAATGACTTACCATCGTCTTTTAACCCTAATTCTAATATATCTACTATTTCTTGTTTCATGCGTTTATTATTTAATTATTATGCGTTGAATATATGTGTTTAATTCTGGCTACCCACTAGTATGCTACATATTCGGATGCAATTATATCATAGTGTGTGAATCGTTCCTTAACAGCATATTGGTAAGCTGCTTCACGGGTATTGAATACCTTGATATCGTTACTTTTAATTTCAATTCCATCGCTGAAATACGGGATAACTACATATACGTTCATACTCTGTTGATTTGGTAACAGGGTAAAATTACCCCTTTCTGGCGACATTGTAAAGCTTTTTTAGACTATTTTTAGAAGTTTTTAGTTTGTCTAACACAGGAGCCCAGGACTAAATATTTTTCATCCCAGGGACCTATAACTAAATGGTTTTCAGTGATTTCACAAGTGATTGGCTTTCAATAGGTTACCCAGGATCTTTGGGAGCTCATGGGGACAGCCTTTTTTGTCACAATTTAACGCTAAAACGTGCTTTCATCTGCTCTAGTTTCTCATCTGGGACACCGTGAACGTTAATCCCGTTGTGTGCATTCTCTACAATAATTCTGAAGACCATGTAGCCGTACTTTTCTGCCAATTTGTAGTACTCTTCCATTTCCCATTCTTGCGTAAATGTATTGGCTACAGCGATTTCTGGGTAGTATTGGCTATTTTCGTTGTGTGTCTTCATCATCGTTTCTACTTTGTCTCTGCACCATTTGTGAGCTTCTTTAAGTTTAGATGCGTCGAATCTGTACACTCCGTCTTCACCTATAAAATACTGATCGGCTTCGCATATAACTTGTTCGGTCCAAACGAAGTGAGCGAATGTCGATTTTCCCGCTCCCGATACACCCCTTATTAATGTTAGTACTCCGTTCATAGCTTTATTTTTTATAATGTTCTACTTTTTGGTGATGATCAAACTCTAACATGCTTTTTATTGGTTGTATATTCATTATCCTCATAATCTCTCTCATCTCCATTGGCTTCATATCGTTTCCGTCCACACCAACATCCATCATTTTACCAGGGCCGATTCTTTTATGCCTAGGCAGGTGCACGTGGCCATGTAGGTGAATAGTTTCTCTTGCTAAGTTGTTCCAGCTTGCAATAGGAAAGTGCATCAGCACAAAGTCCTGTTGCTCCATCAATGGAGTTCCAACATTCCACTTCACAGTTAACTCAAGATATTTGTTTACGGAACTAAAAAGATTTTGACAGTCTTCTCTATTGTTTTCTATGTGATGATCGTGGTTACCCGTGATCAAGTGAATGGTCTTACAAAAGATCCCATCTCTAAACTGTTTGATGCTTTCGAATCCACCGAAACTCCAATCTCCTAAGTGAATCAGTATATCGTCTTGCTCAACTACAGCATTAATGTTAGCTATAAGATGCGAGTTCATTTGTTCTAATGATGCGAACTCTCTACACGTTACTGGATCTATCCATTTAGTTGTTGCTGAACAGATGTTTGCGTGATTGTAGTGAGTCAGGTGTCCGAGGTAAACCACAATCGGGTATCCTCGGACAAATTAATTTTCATGTTCATAATCTTCTTTGTTTACATCCCAATCGCTGACTACGAATTTTAATCCTACGTAGCCAACTTTGTAGTCTTTTCCTAAAATTGCGGTAGCTTCGAATCCTCCAGTGCCACAGTGGTAAGCCACATCAGGTTGCATTTCTTCTTCTTTCTCGATTCCACTTACCACGTTTATTAAAAGATCTTCTGCGCATTCTTTAAGTCTTTCTATGGTTGGACACTCTTTAGATCCGTGCCAAGTCCAATCAAGACACTCCATAGTTTGCTTGACTTTATCGAAATTGAAATTCTCCAATATTTCTGATATCATTTTTATCTTTGTCATAACTGTTTTTTGTTAATCGTTAAAGGATACGTCGTTTTCAGACATACACTCTCTTAACTGCTCTCTACACTTTTGATAAGTATCGTGTTGATCATCAGTCAAAGAGTCATCGTATTTTATCTTGCTTCTTAACCACTGATCTATTTCCCAAAGAGCGCAATAATACCTACCTCCTTTAGCGGCAAAGTTAAACTCTATTTGATCTTCTGGTAAATTAAACTCTAATACTGCTTTCATATTACTTTACTTTTTCGTACATTTTAAATTTACAACTTTTATTGACTTGTTCGATTAATAAGTTTATGGTCTTCTTCCACTCTTGATACTCAGTCTTTTTTCTTTTATCTGGTACATTATCAAAAAGATCTTCTATGGATTCTACTAAGCTTGTAACGTTTGCCATTGATTAGTCTTTACTTTTACTGGATTGACTTTTTGCGGTCATCATATTAAAAAGTATTGATATTCCTAAAGCTTTCCAAAAATTTATCTCATGAACTCCATCTATGGTTCCAACAAGACACCAATTCCAAAGAAAAACTACTGGCACCGCATATAGTATAGAGAGCGCCACAATTAAACTTATAACTCCTAAAAAAGTTCCAATTTTTTCTACCATATTTTTTATTTTATTGCTTAATCAATTAACTTCTATGATATTAGGATAAGAACTTAACCAACCAATACGGTAACCTGATGTTGTAAAAGTATAAATAGAATCTTGCTTGATTTTACCGTAAACATCACTAGAGTAGTAATTACCTCTAAACATATCATCCTCTAACTTCATAGTCAATTTGTCAGTATAAACTAAATAGTAAGATTGAGTTCCTTCTGTGACTCTTTCTTTACCTTCAACCTTTGCTGTAATGGTATTTACGTTGTTATAAGATTTGATTTGAAATATGATTGCTCCGATGATAATTGCTACTACTAAAATAGTTAATCCTTTTTTCATAATTATTATTTTATTTTTTATTTTGTTGCGTATCGAGTATTGAATTTCTCTGTCATTTTATCATTATGCTCTTTAGATCTCTCAGTTTGCCAATTATACACTTCATCAATAAAGTCATTGAATGATTTTGCTGTGACTGTGTGCTCTACGAGGCTATCATTACCGAGAGTAACTTCTAAAGTGGTTTTGTATTTATTAGTCTTTATGACTTTGAACGATTTAGCATACACATAATCCCATTTAGATCTACCTATTGATAATTTTATATTAGCGATAGTTGATTTCAATATGTATGGTCGTGATTCTTGTTCCCAATCGCATTCTATGTTTAGAGTTGGAGTAATGGTACAAAAGAATCCTTCTTGCTTATAGGTATCGATACCTTCTTGTCTTATTTTCCATTTAATGTCACGGATACTGCTATCGATCTTACGAATTTCTGACGACATCTCTTGGACAGGCTTATTGATTTCTAAAAGCTTAGGTCTCCAATTATTTAAGAACTCGTACTCGATCCATGCAAGTTTAGCAGCAACTGCACCAAAGATCTGAACGTCGTTCAATATATTCTCTTCTTGAGTTGTAGCACTAGATCCATACCAATTCATTTTCGCAGACAAAGGAATTTTATTTTCAGATGGGAAAGTAGATCTCCAATCATTTTGTAAAGATATGGTGAGTGCAGACCAAGAATTTGAATTAGAACACTTCATGATCTCAATACGACTCTCATCAAGCATAATACTTGGAATGAGAGCGGATACGTTATTACGAAGAGACTTTAAAACTTCTTGAGTAGCGGCTTTGAATGCGGGCTCAGATGTTGATGTTTCGTAAGAATCGAGTTCTGCTCGCTTATTAACCAATTGGGATTCTAGTGCTGATAAGATGATTTCGTTATTCATAACTTTGATTTAGGTAAATTTAACACAGATTCTTGAGATGCAACAATATATCTTTTTAGTTATATTGAGATTTTCATGAACTCATTTAGATAGTGGACCGCTGGTTCGTAAGGTCCTCGATATTCGGTAAAGTACGCGTCTCCTTCCATATCGTAACTTATGGAAGTGGTATACATTTCAGAGTCACCACTATATTTGTAAGTCACTTCTTCGAATGTTTGATTGATCATGATCTCCATGGAGTATGAATTGCTAAGGGTCTTATATGCTTGCGATATGAATTCCATAACTTATTTTTTAATGAACGTTTGATAGAATGCTTTGACTACTACGTAACCAATGATGCTGACTGAGGATACCAAGATTGCTTCGAATATTGTGATCATGCTTTTGTTTTTAGTTAAACTAATGAGTCGTGGTTAACCTAATTACTTTAGGTCAAACTTCCTAAGATATGCTTCGTGAAAAAGTATACCGTATTTTGAGGCCCACTCTTTATAAGGTATGTTCATTGATTTTACGTATTTACCATTGCTATCATAAACTTCTCCCCAAATTCCAACATCGTTTCTATCTGATACTCTAAATTTGAAATTATCGCAACCAATGTAAGTGGTGACATTAGCTTGGACTTCTCTCCACAATTTAGTGCTACGCTCAGTCTCTGGTTCAATTACTAAGTGACGCTTAACAAAGTCAGCTTCTATTAGACCGTCTACAGTCACACTGTCATTAGCGCAAGACTTAAAGAAGTCAGCATTGCTTGGCATTTGATTGTTTTCTAAGAAGTTTACTAACTGGGAGAGGTTCATTCTGTTCATACTGTTTGATTTGGTAACAGGGTAAAATTACCCCTTTCTGTCGATAGTATAAAGTATTTTGTAACTATTTTTAGAAGTTTTTAGTTCATCTAACACTGGGATCCAGAGCTAAATGGTTTTCAGTGGAAGCTAAAAAGGGCTGAAAAACCTTCAAAAACCACAACTGGTTGAAAACCAATGATTTGTAAGAAACCTGTTGGAAATCAACCAGTTATGCGGGGAGGGCCCTAGATTATTGGGCTGGGATGTGGGCAGTGCTATCTGTGGTAGCTGAACCTACTGAATCGATGAGAGCCGGCAAAATAACTGAGCTATCTACTCCGTTGCCTGTCACTGTCACTGAATCTGTTGTTACTTGTTCGTTAGAGGTTGATCCGCACGCTGTCATTAGCGCGCACATTGCTAGCATAAGTGCTGTCTTCTTCATATTTGTTTTTGTTTATTTTGATTATTGAGTTTAACTTTGCTGTGTAGTTTTTAGATTCTGAATATCTACTATTTAAATACTTTTTGAATTCGTAAAGACTCATGACTTTCTTTTTGAATAGATTGTCTTGCCACAGTTTATAATCAGCTACACTTTGTTTCCAGTTCTTATAGGTTGCGTAACCTTGACTTTTACCATTAGCCGTAGTTTTCCTCTGTTTTGGCATTCTCATACCAAAAAGATTCTTATTTAGATTGGCAAGTTTTGATTTAAATGCTCCTGATTCGAGTACTGCTTGCGCGTATGCTATTTCAGGATATAAGATTCCTGCTTTAACTATTTCATCAAAAACTTCCTTGTGAGTAGGAGTCTTGGCGCTTGCAAACATAGATATGGCCAAGAAGGTAAGTAGTAATAATTTTTTCATGCTAAAACCTTTTTGCTATATTGCTAATAAATTCTGATTCTGCAGCGCTTAGCATGTTCCACCTGCCGGATAGTTTTACTAAAGCTTCCTCGTATATATTTTCATCATAGGATCTAACTCCTCCTGCAGATGAGAATTTTCTTGCTACTAAACCGTCTTCTACTAGGTAATCAATAAGTTCTTTTAGTTCTCTCTTGCTACAAGAGTCTACGAATTCATCTGGACTTATTTCCAAATCTTCTACGCTAAAGTCAGGCATAACTATTTGTTTTGTTATTATGTAAATATAAGGACTATTTCCTTATCTTAAAAACTTATCTTCTTAGTGACTATTTATTTCTAATCACATATTCTAATACCAACTTTTGAAGATCACGCAATGCTTCGGTGTTTGCTTTTACTAGATCAACCAATTGATCCTTCTGTTCTACTATTAGACTCATCATCTCTTCTTGTAGAGCATCAATCTTTTTTTCTAAGTTATCGTTTTTGGTTACTAGTCTATTGTATTGGGTCCATGCGAAATATCCAAGAATCAGGGCTAACGCACCTACTACACCGTACTGAAGAAATGATCCTTCTACTGTAGACTGACCAAGGGTTGACTGAAGAATCCTCATTAATACTGTCATTTTTAGTATGCTTATAAATATCGACTTCGCATGATAAATCTTCTTTATTTGATTGTTTTTTATACATGTTTTCCAAGTATTTTAAACATTCTGGACTGTCTTTTTGTGCGGCGTTTTCTGCTGATATCTCCATCGGGTGTTCGTGAGGATCTAAATACTTGGAGATAATTTGATAGTGATACATATTCTGTAGATAGTGAGTATACTCGTGTATCATCGTATCTACAAGATCAGCTAAGGTTTCGTGCTTGTCTCTGTTTATGTATATGCATTGATCTATCTCGTCGTAGTATCCCCACTCCTCACCATCGTAGTAGTCTCCTTTTCTGAATACTACCTCTGGGTACCTTCCGTTATACTTAGATCTACCGTACTTCTTTTTACACCATTCGTATATCTTATCTACGTGACCTCTATGGGGTAATGATTTTGAGAATTCTATCATACAAGCTAGGCTTTTCGTTCTTTATTATAGCTACTAACTTATCGAAGTCGTAGTCCTTGCTCTTATACATATCGCAATGTCCTCTTGTTTTTGGAACTCTGCTACCCACTTTGTACTTCTTACACCATTTTGGATATGGTATAGGATTCTCTACGTTTGTGGTCTTCATGATTTTGATAGTCAATTCTTGCATAACTTATTATTTAGGAAGTAAAATTATGCAATTAATATGATCTAGATAATTTTATCTTCTCAGTAATAATTCTAATAAAACCAAAGTTAAAAAAAATATAGCAAATCCCCAAAAAATACCTCTTTCAAAATTTATTTTCTTTTTGGTATTAAAATTAAAAATAAGATCTAAAAATTTATACATACTTTATTTTTTATATATTGATACTTTTCCTTGATAATCTATTAATATAGCGCTCATGTTTTCTACCCAATCACCACTATTAAGATATCTCTTACCATTAATAATTCGATCTTCAGGTTGATGTATGTGACCACAAATAACTCCATCACATCCTTTCTTCTCTGCCATTTTTAATGCCGTGGTTTCAAAATCATTAACATAGTTAGTTGCTGTTTTAACACTAGATTTTATTTTTTGTGATATGGATTGATATGGTAGCTTTCTCCACGTTCTGTATTTGTTATATATTCTATTTAACCACAATGCAAAGTCGTATCCTATCGCTCCTAATTTAGCTAGGTGAGTATATTTTGTTATGAATATATCTATGACATCTCCGTGAAAAACATAATAACATTTTTTTTGCCAATTATCGTATTCTATGTGCTCAGTGTATTCTATCTTATAGTCTTCTCTAAATTCTATTCCACCAAAATGATTGCCTATAAACTCTTGTAGAAACTCGTCGTGATTACCTCTAATCCAAATAACTTGGATCTTGTTAGAAAGTTTAAGTATTTTGCTTAAAACTTTTGTGTGTTCTTTTTTCCACTTAGAACCTCTATTTAAAGCCCATCCGTCTACTATGTCTCCATTAAGGATCAATAAATCTGTTGGATGTTTGTCTATAAATTCTAAGAAATCTTCAGCTTTAGAGTCTTTAGTTCCAAGATGAAGATCTGATACGATGATTGCTTTATAGTTTTTCATTCAAAATAATTAAAGTCTTGTTTAAAGAACTCGTCATTGTTCCTATTTATCCATGATTTCCAAGCTAACTTAATCATATACCATACACTTTTTTTACTAAATCTTCTACTTGGAGTATAAACGAAATAGTTTGCGATCTTAAAACGTTTAGGTTTAATTTTGGAACTAAGGTGATAATCTTCTGCAATTTTATCTTGTTCATTGAATCCTTCTAATCTATTGAATGTTTCTGTTTTAAAAAGCATAAAACCTCCGAGTGCGAAAGGTTTTGTTTTTGAGCTATACCATTGAAATAGATCAAATACTCTATATAACCAATTGTATTTTTTATCTGTTTTAAATTTACATGTAACTAATTCATAATTACCATTAATACAAATATCTAAACATTTTGACACTAAATCTTTTTGTTCAATATGAATATCAGCGTCTAAGAATAAAATGTATGGAGTAGTTACTAGTTTAGCGCCTTTATTTCTTGCAATAGCCGGTAAACCTCCATCTATTATTTCTATATTAAGTTTTGCAAATTGATTGTAAAAATTTACTAGATTTACTGTATTATCGGTTGAATTATCGGCTATGATTATTTTTAACTTCTCTATTTCTAATTGATGCCTTAAATATTCTAAAGTTTCTATTAGCGCATACTTTTCATTTTTACAAGGAATCACTATAGTTAGCATATCTTTAATCATACTAGTATAAATAAAAATCCTAATAATAAACTAAAGATTACACTATTACTAAATCATTAATTATTATATGGATAAAAAGAAATCCTTTGTAGTAATTTTATTTGTTGATGATTAATTTTATTAGTGGATATATCTTGCGCAATTATAGAAACTTCTAAAGATATTACACATAATAGCCATAACAATAGTATGCGCATTATTATTTTTTTTATCATAATTTAGCATTTATAATTGGAAGTGATCCACTTTTTATGCCAGTGTATATTGTCCAGCCAGCAACTAGTAACATGCTTTGAAATATAGTTCTGTTTATTTTTCTATGTAGAAATTTGATTTCTTTGTCTTTATCTTCTAGTTGAAGATTAAGATTTTCTATTTTTATATTTGCTCTTTTATACTCTCTATCATAAGCTTCTACTAATCCATAGCCTTGAGCCCTACTTAAATCTAAAAGTAATGATTTAGTTTCTAAAGCTTTTAGGCTATCAGTTAATTTATTATGAGATGCATTTATCTCTTCTGCTTGTTTAATAGTTACGATTACTACTGAATCTTTACCTATGGTCTTGGCTATTGGATAAGATTGGGAGTAACTTGTAAGGCCTACCAACATTAATATTAATACTGTCTTTAAGTGTTTCATTTACTTCTTTTAATTCGGTTACGGTTTCTTTTAGATTATTCATAACCTTAGTTGTAACTTCTATCTTTTTCATAACTGTGCTATCCACTAATTTATTGATAGTATATACCTTTGTTTGATTAGATTCACTCTTTTTAATTAGATTATCTAAAACGCTAGACTTTTTATCTTCGACAGCTTGTTCTATAACTTCTTGCTCTTCTGTTTGTCCTTCTGTTTGTTCTTCTTCAGTATTATTAGAACTACAAGAAACAATAAATAGAGTAAGTATTATAAGTATTACTTTTTTCATTATTGTATTTTTCCTAATTGTTGTAATATAGATATCGTAGCAATTGCTCCAGATAGTGTGCTATCTGATTTTCTAAGCTGGGTTGATAATACATCTATTTTACTTTCTAGTTTCTCTATTTTTTTACCTTGCTTTTCTATTTGAGAATTATAGTTCATTTTACCATCTACATATAAATAACCTATGGCTATTAATACAATAAATAATAATCCTTTAACAGGATCTTTACTAAACTCTTTAAAAGAAATAGGCGGCTTAATTGCGCCCGCTACAGAGTCTACAGCTGTGGGTTTTTTTGGCGCCATTTTATAATTTTATTTATTATGCTTCAGAATCTTCTTTACCTTTGTTAATGAACTTATCTACTGAACCTATTCCGAAAGATCCCAAAGTTAACCACATAAAAGCATTAAATATAAACTCTTGAACAACAAGTTCTTTACCAAGAGTTCCTGTAACAATATCTGCTACTGCAAATCCTACCATCATCATAAATGCTAAGAAACCTACAACAGATTTTTCATTAATAGAATTACTGTCATTGAATAATTGACTAAAAAAGTTTTTCATAGTTTGGATGTATTTTTAAAAATAAAAAACGGAATAGCTGATCTGTATTGCGCAAACCAATTATTCCGTTATATCTGTAATAAATATGCTGATTGGAAAATAAGTATTTCTACTTAAACCTTTAGATCTATAAATTCAGATCCATCATCTAATTCTAGATTTGGATCTTCGTAAGCTACTATATCCATTTCGTTAAGATCTTCTTGTTCATTAGTTAGACCAACACTCTTTAGGTGCTCGTAGTACATATCATCTAGATTATAGAAGTTATTGAACTGCTCTTTGGTTATCTCGTCTCCGTTTATTCCATTATTAGTCACTATCTTTCTTACCCAACTTGGTTTTAGTTTCGTGATCATGTTAGGTAGAGCGTAGTGAAATGCGCAGTTATAACAATACCAATTTAAGTTCTCTAATTCCCAATTAGTCCTGTCATCATCTAAGAACGTTAATACTAAAGGCACTTTATTATCTAATGGTCTTCTCTTATCGTAGCCACAAGCGCAGCAATAAGCTGGGAGAGTACCTGTTGTGACAAGTAAACCTTTTAATCTAGTAAACCTTTCTTCTGAGAACCATTGACCCTTCTTAAGCATAGCTTGAATCTTGGTCTGACCGGGTTTTAGCTTTATGAATTCGTTGTGCTTCTTTATCTTGAATCCAGCTTCGTTCTTGTGGATTTCGAATAGTGTCTTTCCTGTCTCTTGATCTATGTATTTGCTAGCGTACTTCTTGTACGACTTATAGGATATCTTTAGGTACCTTGCTGCGGCTTTGTTGCTTTGAGTAAACATCATTGCCTCTCTTATCGTAGGCTCGCTAAGCTGCAATCCTTTGTATGGATTATTTTCGCCGTACTGATCTTCACGTCGTTTCCACTCTTTCCTCTCTTCCACTACTCTGCTATTTTTTTATTTATCAACTTCATAAGATCCCAAAGTTCGTAAGGATCATTTAAGAATAACTCTCTACCATCTTCTGTAAGAATAGCATTCATTGATCCGTCTGGTGCAAATCTATCGTATAGATAAAATCCTATAAGATCTGAGCATTGCTTGCCGAAACTCATGTGAAGCAATCCGTCTATGACTTCAAAGAATTTCTCGTCGTACGTGCTGAAGTCTACTCTAAGATCTGCGAAGATCAGAGCTTGTCTAACGTTGATCTGATCTATGTTGTTTATTAGCTGAAAGAAGATCTCTCTTTTTTTATCGTTCTCGTTTTTCTTCTTTCTCTTCGCTACGCTCTTTACGTTAAGTAAATGATCTACAGCGTTCTGTATCTCTCGAAACTTGTTAATATCTTCCATACTTTATTTTGTCTTTGTTAGTAGCTGCAAAGTTTTTGCTAGCTCTCCGCACTTTTCGTACTCTTCTTCTTTGGTATAAAGATCTATGCAGGAATTTATTGCGCTGATCCAATCTTTCTTGTGTATCTCTACGTATACTCCAGAAGTGTTTATCTCAAACACTACTGCGTACAGCTTCTTTTCTTTTATGGCTTTGTTGATCGCCTTAGGTACTTCTGTCTTTAGAACTTTCACCAAGACTTCTGAACCCACCAAGTCTTCGGATTTCATCTCGCTAAGATTCTCAAAGTTTACCCTAAATGGCCTCTTATTCATAACGCTCTTGTTCATTTGACTTAGTTTTTTAATACATCAACCAATACCTTAGATATAGAATCTATGGGCACTATAAAACTTATTACGTTTTTGTACGGATTCCTATCGTTAAAAGCTACCGCAATTCCTGCGTCACCATATTTCTTTTGCAAGACTATGCTTATCTTATTTGAAAGTTCTTGCTTTTCTCTTGGATCTTCTGGAGCGTTCTCCATTATAAATTGCATGTTAATCCCCATTTTTGTTGGAGACTCTTCTGATATGAATCTAAGTTTTAGGTTCTGTCCAGCTAGATTTACATTGTATATTGGTCCTAGTGACTTCATTGCGTAATTTAGAATAAATATACAACATTATTTCGATATAAAAAAATTTAATTTTCTGTGGTATTTAGCCACGGCGCTTTTTGTATTAATACTGGAGGATTGATTTGATTTTCAATCTGTTGTTCTAACGAAGCATACATCGCGTCTACACTACCAGAAGCCATGGATGAGGTCACCCATCCGTATACTATGTCTTTAGTTAATTCACTAAATGGAATAAATGTAGATCCCGATTCTAAAGCAGCAATAGCTTGAGTACCTATAACAGAGGCATTGTAAGAACCAGTAAATGAACCTGTATAAGGTCCTTTAGTAGCGTATAGCTGCCAATGTACTAGGAATACTACGTCTGTTTCTCCGGATGCTGTTGGATAAGATTCTAACGGATTAAAGTTCCAGTTGTAATTAATTTCCATTTGTTAATTTATTTACTTGTTCTTGTAGATTGTTTATTTGTTGTTGTTGTTCTTTAATGGCTTCTAATAAATACGCTGTTAAATTAGTATATTTTATTCCTTGAGGATCACCTTTTCTATCTAAAGATACAAGACTAGGTAATACAGAATACATATCTTCTGCTATAAAGCCTGGTTCATTTATTGCACTGCCGTCTATTTTATCATATGTTACGCCTTGTATTTGCGTTACTATTGATAATGCATTACTTATAGGCGTAATATTCTCTTTTATATTTCTAGTAGATCCTTGAGTTAAAGCTCCGGCTATGTACATATCTCCACTACCACTAATATAAGCCGTCATTGTACTACCAGATCCAAAAATTATATAAGCTCCACCACTAGAAGGTCCTCTAGTACTTATACATAAATCTCCAGGTACTGAGTTTTGAATAAAATTATTTGTATTTGTGGCTAATCCTATTGTTCCTGCTATACTAGCACTAATAGATGCATCTCTTAGATTTAAACTAGGTGCACTACCAACTGCTGCAATATATAAATCATCACTATTACTAGTTACTTCTAATTGATATATAGGACTTGTACTATTTATACCAACTCTACCCGATTCTAGTATACTTACAACTTCTGAATTTGCTCCATTATGGAAGGTGTATGTTATAGCATTTCCTGTTGTAATTGTTGTTCTAAATCCATTACTAACACCATCAATAATATTCAAATAGTTAGTACCACCAACACCACTACCAAAAGAATTCCTTAACTCACCAACAAGATGCAATTTAGCTAAAGGCGATGTAGTACCTATACCAACATTACCCGTATCAGTAATAGCAAAATATCTATCTGACCATAAGGTATACTGAGAAGCGCCCCCACCTCGAGCAATTACAAAACTAGAACTTATCATTCCTAATTGCCAATCTGCAAATCCACCTCTATGTAAACTATAATAAGCATAGTTATTACCATAAGTTGCATCTGTTCCATCCATATATGCTTCAAATTGACCATAAACGGGGGCTGTTCGACCACCGCCGATTTTGGAAGCTATGGCTGTGCCATCTACATCTAATTTTGTTGATGGTGATGTAGTACCTATACCAACATTACCCCCAAATGCTTGTATTGCAAGATTTTTCCATGCTGTTGCTCTATGTATGGAATGAATAAAACCATAATCACCTGTATTGTCATATCCAATACCTACAAATTTATCAGCATTGGATGGGTTAGCAACTGCTAATCTTGGAGCTACTCCACCATCACCACCATTGTTTGTAGTGCCTATACCAACATTAGTTCCATTATCATAAACTGTACTATTGCCTATCACGGTTGAACCAGTGAATTTAGAAAGGAAGTTTGTAGTACCGCTTCCTGCAACACCACCACCGCCTGTAACTTCTATTACATTACCACTAGAATCAACAGCTAGATTATACGCTGCCGTACCGGTTACAGATCCTGATCCGTAGTTAGCTAATCTAAGCAGTCCTGTAGAACTAAGTTTAAACTTTTCTATAGAATCAGGTCTTATCAAAAAGTCAAGTCCAACAGGAATATCTATAGCACCAAAAGTTGAACGTCCTGTAAGAGCCAATTTTATAGCTGATAGGTATTTTACGTTAAACGCGCCACCTGAAGCCAGTGCTACAGAAGCGCTTGTTCCGTCATCGTCAAGTATACTGTTTCCTATTCCTGTAGTGCTAGTCCATTTGGGTAAAACGTTAGTAGTTCCTGTTCCTGTAACGGTACCGGTATATTGATCGTTGGACGTGATCGTAAAGTTAGGATATATTCCAGTGATAACCGTTGTTCCACCTTGCGTAAGAGACACTGTCTGATTAGGAGCAGTATTAGTTATCGTGAAGTTAGGATATGTTCCAGTAACAGAAATTCCTGTACCGTTAGTAAATGCTACTGTTCTATCAGGAGCAGTATTTGTTATCGTAAAGTTGGGATAAGTTCCAGTTGCAGAAATCCCCGTGCCATTGGTTAGAGATACAGTCTGATCTGGAGCTGTGTTTGTTATAACTCCTGTGATATTGCTATAGTTAATTCCTGTTCCTGCGCTTAGTGCTGTCAGCGATATATAAGAATTAGGATTAGTGGCATTATAAGGAGTAAATCCAAGAGCAGTAGTTACATTTAAACTAGTTAAAGATAAAGTTCCGCCTAAAGTTAGATTTCCTGTAGTTGATACTGTGCCTGTAAGTGTAAGACCGGATACTGTCCCCGTACCACTTACAGAAGTAACCGTGCCAGTATTTGTAGTATATCCGTTAGGATTTGATGCTAAGTAATAAGTTGAGTTATCGTAACTTATCGTTGTACCAGAAATCTTAACAAAGCCTGTTCCGCTCAATGGAGCTTGATAGCTTAATGAAGGAATATCTGCGGCTACAAGAGATCTAAATGTTGGCGTCGCTGCAACACCTGTAGTTGGTCCAGCTAATACTGTGTTAGCAGTTTGAGTAGCAAAATTTGAAGGAAGTACAGATAGAGTTCCTCCTAAAGTTAGATTTCCTGTAGTTGATACTGTTCCAGATAGAGAAATACCGGATACTGTTCCTGTTCCGCTTACTGATGTGACTGTTCCAGTATTTGTAGTATACCCCGATGGATTAGAAGCTAAGTAGTAGGTTGAGTTATCGTAAGTTATGCTCGTTCCAGAAGCTTTTACGAATCCTGTTCCGTTGATTACGTTTACACTACCGCCTAGTGAGGTAACTGATCCTTGAATAGTTATTGAACTGTTTGTCAATCCTGAATTTGGAATAGTAGAAACGTAATTGACATTGGTTCCTGACATGCTTACGTATCCTGATCCATTCAACAATGGTTGATAGGTCGTCGTATCTACTGCTAGAGTTCCATCGCTGCTACTAAACTTAACAAAACCATTTGTTGTGTATGAGTTTAGTTTAATAGTTCCAGTTCCATTTATACTTAATCGATCTGTATTATTAGTTCCTATTGCAATTGGAAATGCTCCATTTGTATATATTGCTGCGACTCCTAAACTTCTTTGAGGATCTATAGTTAATGATGCACCTCCAACTTGAGTGTCAACGATTTCTATTCTTCCAGAATTACCTGCGCCTTGAGTTCTAATCATACCGCCTGCAAGTATTCTGTAAGGGGCTTGAGCGGTAGCATTTATTCCTATATATCCATCAACCGTTAAATTGCTTGAATATCGACCTGTTCCTTGCACGTCAAGTCTATATCCGGGTGAAGCAGTATTTATACCAACATTAGTACCGTCATCGTAAACTAAACTGTTTCCTAAAGAATTTATACCAGTAAGTTTCGATACGTAATTCGTAGTTCCAGATATATTAGTTGAGTAAGAAGACGTTAGCGCGTAAGAAGAAGAAATCGCTCTACTTGCTGTTCCAAACAAAGATCCTGTGAATCCAGTTGTAGCTGTTACTGATCCTGTTACATTTACTGGAATAGATACTGAAACCTTTGAGTTATCGTCAGTGATATTAGAGTCATAAATGTGATCATCTCCTTGTCCCCTAAGTACTCTATTTAAAGTTGGATAAGTTGCGTCTGCTAAAGATCCAGAGTTTTTTGGACCAGCTATGAATCCTCCACCACTATAAGAAGATCCACTACCGTTTGAGTAAACAAAATGATTTGTTTGAGAATCCCACACTAAAGAAGCCGTAGTAGTAGATGATCCTGAATCGTAAATAATTAATCCAGCATATCTTGAAGAAGGAGTTTGCGTGTTTAATACTATATATTCTTGTCCTATTATGACAGCAGAACCAGTAATAGTTTGAACATATCCAAAAGAAGCAGATTGAGCTGTTATAGAATTTGCGACTATGTTATTTGTAATATTAATGCTTGACGCACTTAAGTTTAATCCTATTTTTAAGGATTCAGCGTGAGAAGCGGTAATCGCATAAGAAGAACTTACTGAAGAACTAGCTGTATAGGCTGATATAGCTGATGAGGCTGTGTAGGCGTAAGAAGAACTTACTGAAGAACTAGCTGTATAGGCTGATATAGCTGAACTAGCAGTATAAGCATAAGAAGAACTTACTGAAGAACTAGCTGTATAGGCTGATATAGCTGAACTAGCAGTATAAGCATAAGAAGAACTTACCACATAAGATGCTGATAGCGCGTAAGATGAAGAAACCGCATTTGATGCTGTACCGAATAAAGAACCAGTAAGATTATTAATAACTGTTGATCCACTAACTCTCATACTTCCAGAAACACTTACAGTTCCAATTAAGGTTTGCCTATCTGATGTATCATCACCTAATTGATTTGATCCTGTGGAATAACCTTCTGATTTTATGAATCCAATTGATGCTGTTCCTGCAATTTGAACATCTCCAATAATGCTAACTGATCCGCTCATATTGATTGCAGATCCAGTGATAGTTACTGTAGAACCGGACATATTTGTAGATAACCATCTAAGGTTATCATCCATCTCCGTAAAGGTTAACGTATTACCTTTGACTAGTCTGTAAATAGGAAAATCTGCCATATTGCTTATAAATATTGTCTACAATATGTTTTTACAGTGGATTTCCAGGAGGATTAAATTTGTCGTAAGAAATAATATAACTGTCTTCTACGTAACCTATGTCGACATATATTATGTAATCAGAAGCTGATCCTTGAGGTCCCTCTAAAATCTTATATACACTAAAAACTCTGGGATCTAATCTATTCTGCTTCATAGAATTTTGATAGGTCGCAGTATTTTCAAAAGGTCTTTTACTTTCTTTTGTTTGAAAGTTAGAGATCTTATTTTTTAGTCTATCTTTAGGAAACATCGCAAATCTATTTACTATAAATATGCTAGATATACTTCTTCATTGGTTGAATCATATCGCTCTCGTATGTTTTCATAGACGTGATAGTTAATTTAAACTCATCAAGTTCAAGATGTCCTATTCTTCCAGAATCTTTTATTATCTCTGGAAATTGTTGAACTATAGAAGTATGATCTTGCGTTAATTTTTTAAAGTCAAATTCTATTAGTATGTCGTTATTCTTTTCTGCTGATGTGAGAGCGATTCTTTCGTGTAGATTAAAATTAGTATTGGGTTGTTCGTACTTAAAATAATCATCGATGATACTTTGATCTTCTACGTAGATATTTGTACACATAGGTTCCAAAAAAGCCATAGCTTGTAGTGTACAATTTTTTACCACGAATCCTATGTTGTACTTTGGTTTTATTATAGGATGTTGAAACTCATCGTTTTTAATCCAAGATCCCCACTTACGTAGATACTCTCTAGCCGCGCGTTGAGAAGCATTCTTAAAGTAATCATCGTCTTTACCTACTTGATCTGTCCAGCGATGCCCTCTGCATGTTAAGTGATATACAAAAGCATCTCTTGACTGGATTAATTTGTATCCGCTTAAGATCCATCTTTCAAATATGTCAGAGTCTTCATAAGGAAATGGAGCAAATATATGATCATGTCCTCCCATTGCCAAAAAGTCATCTTTATAAATGATCCAAGGCGCAAACATACCTTTAGAAGTTTCGTCTTTATTTATCTCTTGCTGTTTTAAGCAAAACTCTTCGAACGCTGGAATATTTAGATCATCAAAATCTAGACCAAAGTTTTGTATGATCTTCTCGTTTCCTGGTGGGTGCAGAGGCGGTTCTATTCTAGTTCCTGCTACTACTGTCCCCTTTTTAAGGTGCTTTAGCATATTTTCAACATAGTTAGGTCCCATGATCATGTCTGCATGCATTATACCAACTATATCATTTGTTGCATGATTTATTCCAACATCATATAAAATTGTGTGACCAAGTCTTTCATTTGAGATTTTAAGAACAACTAGATTATCATCGTTAGGTCTAAGACCTTGCATCCAGTCCCAAGATTTATCAGTAGAAGCATCATCTATTAAGATGATCTCTACTTCAGGAGCATGCTTACGGATGCTAGCGTATGCATTCTTTAAATGCTTAAGATTGTTATGACTGGGAATAATTAGACTAATCATATTTTAGCTTTATTTTTTCTGGTTTTTTGTCTTTTGTTGTAAGTATCATTCCATTAACTTCGTAAGTTTGATTTGGCTCTGCTCCTTCTAATACTTCCTCTATGTTAGAAATAAGTTGTTGAAAACTTTCAACTTCTGATCTATTGGAAAAATTAACTTCTAATATAATATCGTTACTTAGTTCTTTAACGAATTTACTAGCAATATCAAACTTAGAATTTGGTTGTACTTGATTTATGTAATCTAAGAAATCAATATCTACTTGTAAAGAATTAAAATATGGTTCAAATCCTAAAATTCCTTGAGGACAATTCTTAGCTTTTAGTCCTATATCGTATTTTACATTAGGTCTTGGTTCACATGGTCCGTACTCTTTAAAAAATCCTCCCCACTTTCTAATGTATTCTACCATAGAGATTTCATTATTCTTTAGCCAGAGATCATCTTTCTTTTGAAAGTCTTCCATTTTTTCTGCTCCTAAAAACTGTCCACCTCTACAGGTTAAGTGATACACTAAACTGTCCCAAGACTGCACCATCTGATATCCTGCAAGCACAAACCTTCTAAACAGATCAGCATCTTCAAACACTGAAAGGAATATAGGATCGTGTCCTAAATGATCCCTACGATCTATTAGCCAAGGAGCAAAAGAAGATCCTGTAGTTTTTCCTTTGTTATCTGTACTAAATTTATTAACGAACTCATCGAACTCTTTCCATTTAAAATCTTCAGGCCACATACCAAAGTCCTTGACTATTTTCTCTGGACCTGGCGGATGTAATGGCGGTTCTATTCTTGTAGAGCACACAACTGATCCTCTCTTGTGATGCTTGACTAAGTTTTTGTCTGCATCTATACCTAATACCATGTCTGCATGAAAAGCTACCACTAAATCGTGTTTAGCTTTTTTGAATAAAGTATCGTAAGCGTATCCTATTCCTTTACATGCTCCGCTATCGTTAAGTATGTATTTTATTCTATTCTCTTTTAGCCACTCGCTTGTTCTATCGTCATCTTGATCTACGTACACAAGTATTTCGTTGTCTTTGTAGTGACTATTCTTCTTTATTGATTCTATTGCTAGCTTTACGTATCGAAGGTTATTTTTTGATGGGACGCAGTATGTAATCATTTGAAAAGATGATTGTATTTTTGTCTATTATTTTTTATGTAATCGGGTAAATTTATGTCTTCTATTACGCAAGAAAATGGACGACCTAAAACATCTTCTCCTCTCTCTAGTCTTTTAGACACTAAATCTTTAACTTGATCGTTGTTATACTCTTGGTGACCAAAGTTTTCTAATTTAGTTTTTATCCTCTCTAATCCTCCTTGATAAGTAAAGTGCCAACCACCGTTTTCTACGATTACATGTTTTGTTTTTGCTACTGTATCAAAGTGATTAGCACTAGCGTTTTTAATATTTCTATACTTTGTGTAATAAGTGCCTATCCATTCTTCGCTGCTTCTTAAATTTAAAAAAGCCATGTGAACGTTTTGTCTTAATTTACGTACGCTAAAATCGTCTATTTCGTAATTAACTTCAGGATTCCATATCTCATCTACATCTGATACGAAACATACGTCATCGTCTTGCAAGTTTGCCATCAGCATTCCTCGTCTTACACTTTCATGCTGATAGAATTCTCTTAGCCACTGAGTCTCTCCTGGAGGAACGTTAGACGTAGTAAGACAGTACATAAGTATATTTTTTTCTAACTCATCTTTTGGCGATAAAAATCTTTGTTGAGCTTCTTCAAAAGAATTTGGAGTATCTTCGACTACGCAATGAACTATCTTATGATTAAACTTTTCAAATCTTTTTTTGTTTTCTTCGTAAAACAGTGGCTTTTCTTTTCCAGAGTGACTTACCGTAGACTCAACTAAAATAAAAGTATCTACTTTATCGTTTAGAGTATTTAACCTAATTTCTAGTATGTCTAGTTCATTAAAAAATATAAAAGAATCTGTAACTTTCATTAATTATTGTTTGTATGATTGATAGTATTCTGGATGATCTAACTTGTATAATTCAAACTCTCTTTTACACTCGTCGTAACTTTGTAGATTTCCTTCTCTATCCATGTATATAAAATCTCTACACAAATTTGCTCCTGTAGCCCAATATCCATCAGATACATTATGTCGAGCCCAATACTTTGGAGCTATTATTAACTTAGCTTCTTCGTTAGTCAAAGCTGGGAAGTACGCAAAACTTGAGTTTGATAGAATTAACCATCTTGCGTTTTTAACGATAGCATAATCTTTACCAACATCAAAATGATACACGTTATCTGCCAATTCTGGAAGCAATCTTTTTGCCATATCAGGATTTTCTGTTATGATCAAAAACTGCATGTTTGGATTTATTTTTAGCATCTGATATATGCATCTAACCCAGTAGTTTCTAGGCAAAAACAAAGTTTCGTCTCCTTCATAATCTCTGATATTTAGAACGCAAATGTTGTCGTCTGTAAAGTCTTTACAGTCATGCTCGGGTTTTAGTTTTAACCACTTCTTTATATCTTCTTTCCTATGGTATATGTAATCTTCTGATTGCATCGTGCCATACAATTCGCTATTATCTGGAACATTTGGTAAATTAAGATCTGCTAATCTTATGTCGCAACCTAAAGTAGAATCATGATGACTATGATCTAATTTGATTCTTACTTCTTTCTCTTTGTACAGATTGGTTATTTTAGATTCATCTACTGGCTCTCCTAAATAAAGATCCATAAAATATAATCCTTGATCGTTGTATCGTCGATCTCCTAAATTTTCTATTCCTAACAATCCAAAATCTACTCCTCGATCTGCTGCTATAACTCGCGTAGTAACATATACGTGCAACTGATTGCCTAATCCTTGTCCATGCAATAATTTTGTCAATATCATTTTATAAGATGTATTTATTTTTTCCGTGAAAGAGAAACGGTGCTATGCCTTTAGTTTCTGGTAGATCTGTTTCATGAGAAAAATATCTAGCTACGTCTATATCTGCGAACTTACATCCATGTTCTTTGTATATGTGTCTGTTGTTTACGCATATGAATCCGTCTTCACTATAATATCCATGAAACGCTTTCCATTCCAAATTTAACTCTTTTGCTAGATCTATTAGCTTTTTACTTCTTAGTGATACGCTATTTCCTACTCTTATTAATTCTCCATTAATATCTCTATAAGAAAAATTATCTTTAGGAATTGGCCACGGAGCGCCTATGTAATCGTAGTTAAAAAATTCTTCTCTCCATGAATTAGGATTTATTACAAATCCATCGCTGTGAATAAGTAACGCGAACTCTGTGTCTACGTAGTCTCCTAATTTGTAGATTATCGAATGATTCCAATCGTCTATGTTATTCATTCTTTCTATAGAGTGATACGATATTCCTTCTGGAAGATTCTCTGGCTTTTCATGACAAACTAATTTTACTGCTCCGTACTTTACATTTTTACAACTGTATTGCAATGCTTTGACATGACTCTCTATATCCACAGAAGTAACCGCTATTAGTGTGACTCTGCTCAGATCTACTTGTCTTTCAAAAAATTCAATTGATCTTTCTACCTCTTTTTGCTTTCTTTGTTCTGATAGAGTATTGGTAGTTCGACCTTCGCCATTTCTGTTTATTACGCAGAGATCGTTTACTACGTGAGGAAGACCAAACTTATCATATAGAGTTTTATAGTATACACAATCCACTAACCAATTATAGCTTTCGTCTACTAATATTGGATTTTCATTCTTTATAGTTAGTACAGTTGGACAGCTTATAGTGTTATATCCTGAATAGATCTTATCGTTATATACAGGATACATTTGATCGTACAAAGTTTCTCCATCGTCTGTGTGAGCGCAACTCGTAACCAACCAATTTACGTCTTCTCTATCTTTTAAATATTCGTACAGTTTCATCATAGACTCTGTTCCAAATAAGAAATCGTCTTGAAACAAAATCTTTATGTATTTTCCTGTACTCTTGAGAATTGCGTTATTTAAGTTGGGTCCTATGACTCCTCTTCCTATGTCGTTCTTGTAATATTTTACGTCTATGACTTGCCTCCACTGTTCGCACAGATTTTTAATGTCATCATTCTGACTGTGATCAGATACGACTACTTCGAAGTCTGTAAAACTCTGTTGAGCAATTATGTTTAAAGAATAATCTAAGTACTCTACACCCTTTCCATTTATCTCCCAAGTTGGAATCGCTATGCTAAAAAATTTACTCATTCTTTTATCCAGTTTTCGCAGTATAAGTCGTTAGTGTTTTGATAGTGATATGCAGGTCCAAACCATTTTTTTGGAGCTATTACTTTTTTGTATGGGTTGCTATTAAGCCATGCTGCCCACCAACTAAAACTGCTATTGGCAATTATATTGTGTTCGCACAAACTCATCAAGCATAAGTCTACTTCTGGACTATTTCCTTCTATGAAAATAATATTCTCTGATTCTCCAAAAATATTCTTACAATACTCTATGTTGTCTGAAAAGATCACAAAGTAATAGTTATCATCTTTAAAGTGTTGAGTAGCTCTAATGTAATAATCAGCATCGCATATAGGATGAAAGTCTTGAAGTCCTATGTAGTCTCCCACTCTAATGTGCAAGCTTACGGTATCTGAATATACTTTTGGAAATTTCTCTAAAGCTTCTCTTTTTATCTCTGATTTAAAAGTAAATAGTTTCTTTATATCTTCTTTACAGTGCTCAAAGTATTTTTCAGTTTGATAATATCCTTTTAAGTTCGTATTATCAGGCACTTTAAAAAACTCTTCAGTAAAATGAAAGTGAGGCTCTTGAACTTCTTTATCGTAGAATATCTCAGATCTATTTTTAATTAACTCTTTTGGAATATCGAATACCGAAGGGATGTCGAAATACACTTCTCTTGTTACTCCATCTTTGAAATCTTCAACGCTTGCATTGCTTGTATTTTCTAATGGAAAAGCTACATCATATCCACATTTTTTTGCTATTCCGTAAGTAGACGCAAATTGAAACATTTGATTTCCGATACGCCCGTGATGTCCTATGCCAGAGTAAGTTATCATATTAGTTCATGTATTGCTTGAAATACTGATCTGCTTGGTTTAAATCCTAAGTGAGTTATTTTACTAACTTCTAAATACATGGACTCTACTTGTACTATTTTGTGAAAATCTGTTGGTTTCATAGATCCTATCTTACTTGTAGAATTTAGCTCTTTATGTAAGTATTGAATGATATCTCTGAAAAGAATTGGTTTACTTCCTGATCCTAAATTATATATCTCTGAATCTTTTCCGTTATCTATTACAAATTTAATCCCGTCTATAGCATCTTCTACATGAAGTATGTCTCTATAAAAATTACCTTCATTGTAAAGATTAATGTCTCGATTCTCTTGCATTTCACTTATAAGAAACTGTAGTGCATTCTTTTTCTTTGAAATTTTACCGTCTCCCTTTCCAACTATGTTAGAGAGTCTGACGATTTTATATTTCATATTAAAAGTCTTAAAATAGGATTCTATAAGCTGTTCAGCAGTTCTTTTTGTTATAGAATAAAAACCTTTAGGTTTGCAATCTGAATTCTCTGAAGCTGGTAGTGGCACGTCTCCATACACAAACCAAGAACTTACAAAGATGAATTCGATATCTTTTCCTTTTATAGATTCTAACACTTTCATTAGATGAATAAGATTAGTGTTTATATCTACATAAGGATCAGTTAATACGTTGTAGTTGTCTACAGTACTTATTAGGTAAAGAATCTTAGTCGTTCCTTCTGGTGGAGCTATATCCTGTCTAGGTACGACTATGCAATCGTACTTTTGACAGAATTTAGATCCTATAAAACCAGTGCCTCCGTATACGGCTATCATGGTTTAAATTTTTTAACCACTTCTTCTATGTATTCAAATACTGGTTCCGTGTAGTGAGGAGCGGCTCCTATAAAAAACACTTTGTCTAATACTTTATTCGCTTCAGGATAGTTTCTATAATCATCTAATGATTCGTATCCAGGATGCAATAGGATATTGCCAGCGAAGTAGTTTCTTGTTTGTATTTTGTTATCTTCAAGATGTTTTACTAGCTTTTGTTTTAGTCCTGGTTCTTCACAGATAAATGGAGTTCCAAACCAACAAGGATCTGCTTTTTCTAATGTACTTGGAGCTCTTAATCCGACTATATTGTCAGTAAATATTTCAGTTATCTGCTCTTTAGATACTCTTCTATTTGCTTCTATCTCTTCTAACTTTAAGATTTGTTCGACTCCAATTGCGCCTTGAAGATCTAGTGGTTTCAAGTTGTATCCCATGTTAGAAAACACATACTTATGATCGATTGTACCATCATAGTTAGGAAGCCAATTACTAAACCTACACTTACAAGTTCCGTTGCTTAGTAGATTTGCTGATCCTATGCAATAGCAATCTCTTCCCCACCAACTAATGCTCATGAATAGCTTTTTTAATTCTTCATCATCACTGCATACCATTCCGCCTTCTCCTGTAGATATGTGATGAGCCGGATAAAATGAATTAGCAAACGCTACATAATACTCGTTTAAGTATTTTCCATCCCATTTTGATCCTAAACTATCGCAATTATCTCCTATCAATTTAATTCCGTACTTTTCTGCGATTGCCATAAGCCTATCCATGTCAGGAGGATTTCCTAATACTGGAGAAATGAAGATACCTTTTGTTCTGCTTGTTATCTTCTTTTCTACTTCGTTAAGATCGAAATTAAGCGTATCCCATTCGATATCAGCAAATACAGCTTTTAACCTATTTTGATGCAAAACTGAAACTGTGGTTGCGAATCCTACTGGAGAAACTATGATCTCATCGTCATCATTCCATCCAAATCTTTTTTTCAACGCTGCGATAAGCACTAAATTTGCAGAGCTACCACTATTTACCATATGAGAGTATTTAACGTTGAACTTTTTGCTAAACATGTGTTCGAACTTAAATACTTTTTCTCCAGCTGTTATCCACTTTCCATTCAAAAATGAATCCATTGCCGCTTCTACTTCTTTGTGATCCCAGTACATTCCTGAATAGTAAATCGGAGTGATTCCAGGAATGAACTCTTTTGAGTTATACATGTAAGGAGAAACGTGATTTGCTCCTATTAATGCTTTAATGTTCTCTATTTTTATCATATATCTATTTTATTATTTAAAGTTAGGATTGAATATATAGCATTCTAATCTTTCTATTATCCAAGGAGAGTGCTCTTCTTGTAATAATAAATCAATAATCTTTTTATAAAAATTTTTAGATCTTAGTTGAGCGTGATTTTTAGTTATTCCAAAATGCCCTCCTGGCATAAATTCATAATGACTTGGAACTGAGCATTCAAAAAACATAGACCAATATTTATCTACATTTATGTTTGGATTGGCGTCTTGAGGAGATCCATTACTACTACAAATTAAAACTCTTCCATCTCCATGATGATTAGATGGACTTAGATTCCACATGATTCCTCCTTTTTCTGATGGGACTGTTATTGTATTGTAATGAAAGCCATAATATCCATCTATTTTTAATTGAGCAGTTATTTCATAAAAATCAGGATTATCTTCGTTTATCACATGTACTATATTCTCCCAATGATCAAAAGGATAGTCTTGAGCAAAAAATGTATAGTCAGAAAGATTATCGTAATTTGTATAAATGTGATTGAAGAAAGTATGAACACATCTACCTTTGTTAGGAGTTAGAATAATTTCGCTTTCTCTTTGTTTAGAATTTTCTCCTTTTCTATAGACTGTAACTTTTACTTGTTTGTCTATTCTATCTATCCAACTATAGTCTTTATCATATGCGGCTATAACTAATTCTCTTGTCATATTGTTTCGTAAAAATTATTTTGTTTCTCTTGCCTCTCTATTGTTTTAGGATGATGTAAGCACAAATTCATTTCTTCTATTTCTGGTAGATAACTCATTCTTTGGTATCCAGAAATATATTCATGAACATTTCTTCGCCACTTAATATCATTATTCCTTTTATATATCCTCATTTGATAATCAGGCCAATTAACTAGCATGTTTTCATTAACTTGCCATCTCCACTTATCAATATGTTCTTGAGTTAATCCAGTAACTGTATTTTTTCTAGGTACTACGAATAGATCAACTCGATCATTTGATTCTATTATAGAGTGAATATTATCTAAAAGAGTGTCATCAGGAAATTCATCTGCATCTATTTGAAAGATAAAGTCTTTAGTACAATGAGTATTTGCATTGTTCTTAAAAGTTGCAAAGTCTTTATTTAGCGGGAATTTTACCAGTTTAATTCCAGAGCTCATGTTCTGCTCTTGAGCTACTACCTCTAATACTTCTTTAGTAACATTTGATGAGTCAACCTGGATCACTATTTCATCTTGTGGCTTTATTTTTTTGCACAGTATTGATAAAAGATTATGTAATTCTTTATGCTCATTGCAAGCTGTAACACAGTAAGAAATTGAAACCATTGTTTATTTTTTAAAGATCAACACCAATAAATTCTAAGGCAGATAAATAGTCGTTACCAAAATCTGTTAAAGTGCTTGAATCAGATTTATGAGTCTTATCTTTAAACTTAGGATTCTTTTTTTCTTCTTTGGTAAGCTTAACGCTTTTGATAGCAGACCATTGAGCTTCTTCTGCAGAAGATCCATTAAGAAACACTGTGCCTCTGTCTTGGATGTTCACTACGTTTGGATACCATACTCTTTTTAGATCGTCTACTTTTTTTGTGTCTACATAGAGTTGAGGCATTTCTTTTTCGTACTCTTCAAAGTCAAACTCTTTCTCTATCATTAAGTCGTTAGTAGCAAAGCCGCAACCTAAGCATAAATAAGAATTATGAAACTCGTTGATCGCTGTGGTATATACTGCCCCTTTTTGTAGGCAAATTGGACAGTCTGTTAGTTTATCAGTCATTTAGTTGTTGTTTTTTATTTTTACTTTCTGCTGTACTATTTGTAAAATATCCGAATCCTTCTGGATAGTTAGTATAGTGCCAGCATCCCATTTTATCGTTCCATACACTATTTGTGGAAGTAGTACCATGTAGCATAGGTGAACCAGATCCTGATGCAGTTATTGTTCCAGTTGGTGGCGCAGTCAAATTAGGATTATAACTTGGCGTCCAACTAGGATGATAATCATCTATCTCAACATCTATTCCAGGATTGTCATCATAATCTTCTACATCTTCTAATACTTCTTTGATGCGATCCCACTGCTTTGGTGTGGCAGTGTAATCATTACAAGCTTCTGTGAATCCTTTAAACCAAATTACAAAATCTCTTGAAGTCATAATAATTTATTTTACAGGTTGAAGTTTTGGAAGTTCTATTTTCTTAAGTTGCGGAAGTTTTAAAGCTTCTACTTTTGGTACTTCTTCTAAGTAAGGCGCTAGAGCATCTCTCATTTTATCCAAAGAAAACTCAGTTTTGCTTTTATGAGCTTGTCTTTTAGCTTTTTCAACATACTTTTCGTATTTAGAGAAAATCTCTTTCATATAATATTCAGCTTGTTTCAAGTCTGCATAAAACCATTGAGACTCTGGAAGAATCATATTTTTTACAACTGATGAAGGATGTATCTGTTTTAGTTGTCCTCCTACCATAGCGCTGTATTCCATAAATAAAAAGTCTGTGTGACCTGACCAAGCAGTGGCTATAATTGGTTTTTTAGACAAAGTAAACTCTAGCAAAGGTCGACCATATCCTTCACCGTGTCCCAAATACACCATGGCTTTTACTTTTGGATGATTATATAGATTATTGATGTCTGATTCTTCAAGTTCTCCGTGTAGCAAATAGATATTTGGAATGTCTTTAGAATTTATTAATTTTTTTACGTCATCTATCTTTTGTAAGATAGAATCTCTATCCATAATACTAGCCGCACCTCCAGAAGTTTTTAATATTAGTGCAGGTTTATCTTTTTTATCTTTGAAAGTTTCTAAAAAAGTTTTGATAGTTCCACCAACATTTTTTCTGTCTTCTCCAAAATCTCCTTGCATCCAATGACCAACAAATAGATAGCAAAATTCTTCCTGTATTTCATCTAGTTCTAAAACTAAATTAGTTTCTTCTAAATCTTCGTCTCCTATCTCAAAATATTGAGTCAAATCTACTCCTTCGAATAAAACTTCTACTGGTTTTTGTAAAAAAACTGTTCCTATAGCTTTTCCTGACTGGTCTTGCTGTTGAAACTTAGATTGTTCAAATACGGTCTTGGCATGATTAGAAGAAACAAGAGTCTTATTCATTCTATTAACTCCTTCGATCCAAGAAGCATCACAGATAGTAGTTTCTATACCTGCAGTGAATCCTATGTTGTATTTACCTACAGGTTGAAATTCGTTAGGTACTGTTAGTTGCATCCAAACATCAGGTTGTTTTTGTAATTGACCTGATTTATTAATAAGTGAATCTAAAAATCCCCACTTTTCTTTATGATCTTTTATATATCCCCAAGGAGTTTGTCCCCAACGTTGACTTAGAATTTCTATATGCCATTCTTTGCCTTTTAGTTCGTAAATGGCTTTTACTAAATCTCTAGCTCTACTTCCGTAACCTGAGTATGTGTCTATTGGACATGATATTACGCAATATTGTTTCATATTAATATACTAATGGGTGTTTAATTGCTTTTCTTTCTATTTTTTCTGTCTTAATTAAACTAAAAGATTTTCTTGGCTTAAATTTTGAGAACGTAGTGTCTATTGAGTTTACAACATTTTCACACATCATTCTAGCGCTCATCATAGATTCATCAGAAGTTACCCATTCTCTAGCTTTCAATCCTTTAGCTGCTCTAGTTTCTGAATCAAGGTTGTAGACTTGCTCGATTGCTTTTGCCACGTCTCTAAAGTCACATCTGTCATCGAAAATATAAGGAGTAGGAATAGATCCGACAATACTCATGTTGTTAGGGAATACAGGTACTACCCATTCTCCGTGTTGTTTGTATTTTCCAAAATGATTCGAAGGAACTTTTTTAGACGGTGTAAACCACTTTCCTTTATCGTCAGTGAATCTCATTTGATCTTGCATACCGCCTGTCACATTTCCAATAGTCATTTTTCCTGCCATCATAGCCTCTGTAAGACTTAATCCCCAACCTTCGTTAGATGAAATTAGAGCAGTTACATCACACATATTGTATAGAAGATTCATATCTGTTACTCCTAATCTATCGTCTGAGAAATAAACTTTCTGATACTCAGAATCACATAAGAGATCTCTTACTACTGAAAGATCTGTACCATTTTCATCAGATACTTGAGTATGAAGTAGTAATGCGCATTTCTTTGCAGAATTTTTTCCTATCCTATCGCAAAAAACTGAATACGCTGCTATAAGATCAGAGGTAGATTTTCTCCTTATGTTTCTAGAGTTATAGAATACAACGAACTCAGGTTGATCTTTGCCAAAGATTTTTTCTCTCTTCTCTTGAAGCTTAAGATAATCTTCTGACATGAATTCGTTAATTGGATAGAAGTGCTTCTCGTTAATTCCATGAGGAACGTAAGTCAATATTTTCTCTTTTGCTACGTCTCCTAAAACAAGTTCATTAATAAGCTTAGTTTGTTTTGATATTGACATCAAACAGTCGCAAGACTCGTAATAAGGTTTATTGTAGATTGGAGCAGGAAAATCGTCCCAAATGTTTAAATAGATAATTGGCATTTTTTTGCGAATCTCGTTCTCCATTTGAAACAACCAAATCCAGTATCTAGGATCTGTAAACATCATTAGAGCGTCTGGCTTTTCGATCTCAATAAGCTGTCTTAATAGCTCTGGACTTCCGTATCCGTTAGTGGGATAAATGAAAACAGAAGCGTCTTGAATTCCTGCAACATTTCCAGTATCTTGAGATACGTCTAATTTTTTACCCGATTCTGGATGCTGCATTGCGCCCCCTACATTTACCCAATTGTAATGTCCTGATGTACCTATGACGATCTCTCTTGCCATTGTAGAGATACCTGAAGTCATACGAATATCATCACAAAGAAGGAGAATCTTTTTCCTTTTGCTTTTTTCGATGTAACCGTTATTCATTATGTGTTTTATTTATTTGATTGCGTTGATTATATCAGATCCTGTGTAATAGGTGCTATACCTTTCGTGAATCTTTTGTCTAAAGCTAGAATCAGTAATATACATAAAGATAGTTCTTTCGACTATCTCTTGTAGATTAATCTTCGATCTTACTGACATTATCTTAAAATCTTCGTATAAATTCTCCGGTATTTTTACCGAAGTGATAGTTCTTTTCACTGTATGTTTCATTTAGT